GTTTTGTCAAGACAAAGCAATCTATAATGCCATCATGGAATCAGTTTCTATTCTTGATGATAAGAATGGTAAAAAATCTAAAGGTGAAATTCCTCAACTATTGGCTGATGCTCTCGGTGTTTCATTTGACAGTAACATTGGTCACGATTATATCAATGATGCTGATTCTCGTTTTGAATTCTATCATCGTAAAGAGAAAAGAATTCCATTTGACCTAGACTTTTTCAATAAGATTACAAAAGGTGGTTTGCCACAGAAAACATTGAACATCGCATTGGCTGGTACTGGTGTTGGTAAGTCATTGTTCATGTGTCATTGTGCTGCCTCTTGTATCAGTCAAGGTTTGAATGTTCTCTATATCTCACTTGAGATGGCTGAAGAAAGAATTGCTGAGCGTATTGATGCGAATACTTTGAATGTTACTATGGATGAACTTCATGTGATACCGAAGGCTGACTACGACAGAAAGTTCTCAGCGTTGAAGAACAAAGTTCAAGGTAAGTTAATCATCAAAGAATATCCAACCGCATCAGCACACGCTGGTCATTTCCGTGCTTTGTTGAATGAATTGAATCTCAAAAAGAATTTCAGGCCAGATATTATCTTCATTGACTATTTGAATATCTGTTGTTCTAGTCGTATGAAGGCTGGTGGTTCTGTAAACTCTTACACATATATCAAAGCAATCGCTGAAGAACTCCGTGGTCTTGCCGTTGAGTTTAGTGTGCCAATCGTATCTGCAACGCAGACAACGAGAAGTGGTTTCAGTAATTCTGATGTTGGCCTTGAAGATACCAGTGAATCATTTGGTCTACCTGCAACTGCTGACTTTATGTTTGCTTTGATTTCTACTGAAGAATTGCAACAACTCAATCAGATTATGGTTAAACAGTTGAAGAATCGTTATGGTGACCCTAATTTCAATAAGAAGTTTGTGATTGGTGTTGACAGAGCTAAGATGAGATTGTATGATGCTGAGGCTTCTGCTCAAGTAGATATCTCTGATTCTGGTCAAGATATACCTGATGTGCCATTGAATACTTTTGGTAACCGTGAAAGTAAATTTAATAATAAGTTTGGCGGCCTCAAGGTATGAGATATAAAAAACAATATCAACGTATGTGGAGTTTTGCACACAAACTTTTTGGTAGTAAAACACCACGACAAGTTACATATTGGGCTCGCAAGATGATTGATAATCCGAAAGTAAAGGTCAGGGTTTTTAGAACAGATGATTGTTATTCTGGCCTTACGATTGGTGGACATTATGAACCTGATGGTAGAGAAAAAGATATTGAACTGAATATACATTTTAATTATGATTGTGATGAAGTATTCTTTGACCATGTATCTATAGAAATATTCATTATGGAATTATTTACCACATATGTTCATGAGAAAAGACACCGTTATCAATATCGCAGTCGTGGTAACGTTTATGGTCCTATTTACCGATGCAGTAATGATATAAAAAGTAAAGAACAATATCGTGAGTTGAATTATTATGGTGACCCTGATGAGATTGATGCTTATGCTCTTGAAGCAGCGATAGAAAATAAATTAAGAAACACCGATTTTGTTGTGGCTAAATATCGTGAGATGTTTGCAGAATTGGACACGAAAGTATATAACAAATTTTTGAAGAAACGATATAAATTTTTGAATAGAATTACATTATGAAATTGAATAGAGAACAGGCTAATTTTATTGCTCAGAAGTTTAAAGATTACTTTGGTAACTTTGACCGTATTGACCAATATATGCGAGAGCAGAAACTAAACTCTCTTGCTGAATTGCCTTTTACATTGCCTGGTTGTGGACCTGAAGAAGATTTGTTCTCAGATTTCAATATTCATCCTAATGATATGGACTTTGAGTTGGTTGAATTGGAAGCACCAAGATGGCAACGTTACCTTGATATCATTTCATCACACAATAATCTATCTTCACCTGGTCGTAACATTCGTTTGGCTGTAAAAGAAAAGAATACAGGCAAGTGGGTCGGATTTATCAGGATTGGTTCTCCAACGATTATGATGAAGCCTCGTAACGAGATGCTTGGTTGTGTTATTACAAACGAAACGGCAACAACCAAATCATTTAACAAAGCGGCTGCGATGGGTTTCGTAATCGTGCCATCACAACCATTTGGGTATAATTACCTTGGCGGTAAACTACTTGCGGCAATCTGTTGCTCACATGAAGTTCGTAAGAAATTGGATGAGAAGTATGATATGAATATGTGTTTATTTGAAACCACATCATTGTATGGTTCATCTAAATCTGTATCTCAATACGATGGCATGAAGCCGTTTATTCGTTTTGGTGGTATCACTGAATCTGATTTTCTTCCAATGATGCACGGCAAACCATATGATGATTTGAAGAACTATGTTGAAGAAATACATGGCGGTGCATTTGTACCTGAAGATGCATCTAGTCGTAAATTGAAGATTAGTAACACCATTATTTCAATGACTAAGGCTGCATTGAAACCTTATAAAGATGATTACGATAAGTTCATGTCAACCATTGAGAAAGCCAAAGGTTTGACAGAGAGGAAAAGATACTATTATTGTAACTATGGTATTGATAATTATAAAGATATTGTTCTTGGAAAAGATATTGATTATGTTCTCGGAGAAAACTACGAGAAACACAATTTAGACAATATTATCACCTGGTGGAAAAATAAAGCATCTAATCGTTACGATACATTGAAGTCTGAAGGTCGTTTGAGAAATGAAATAGAAGTCTGGACTAGTGGCAAACCTATTGACATTATAAGGTAATTGTGTTAGGATAAATACCTAACTAATTAATGGAGATTCAAATGGCAGTATCGTATTTAAGTGGTGGACAACAAACAACGGTCAACTCTACTATTACAGAGTTATTTCCTGCTTTGTGTTTTAATAATGGTTTCAACCCAAAAACACCAGAGGCTTTGGAAGATTTTATAAACTCAGTTGACGTTAATTCTCCAAAATCTAAAAAATCATTTGTAACTCAGAACAATATAAAAGCTGGTAAAGAATTCATCGTATTGAAGGATAGAATTCGCCCTGACATGAAAAAAGAAAAGATACAAAATGCTTTTGCTATTACACAATTTCTTTTTCAAACAGATAAAAATCGCAAGATAGAAAAGGTTGTTTGGGGATATCGTGAGAAGCCTCAAGGTATACCATCAAATCATGCTGGAGATGTGTTTATCTATTTCAAAGACAAACAAATTAAACCTTACATTTATGGTATTTCTTTGAAAGCAGGTAGTGAAACTTCAGCTGAACCTAAACTAAACAGTTATGTTAGAACTACATTAACTAAACCAATGTGGTTAAAATCTTATCCTAAAGCTATGCCTGAATTAAAAAAAGAACTTTGGGACAATGTGTATTCTAAAATTCCTAGTTTACCAAAATCTATAAATGCTGATAATTACTTCACATATGTTGGTAAAAAAGAAAGTGTTAGACCTGACCCAATTTTAGTTTCAAAATTGATTGACTTTTTTGAAGCTGACCCAAAAAGATTTGATGAGTTATATCAAGTGATGAATAAGATTTGTCGTGAAAAATTATGTAAAGTAATTAATAAAGACTTGAAAGCGACCAAAGAGTGGATTAATGAAGAATTTAGATTAGAAAAAAGAGATGTTGATATTCCATTAGTATTAGTTAAAGCCATCAAAACAGATTTTGAATTAGCTGGAGACCCATTAGTTGATATGTTACCAGTAGTTACAAAAGTAAAAGCTTATCTGAATGAGAGCTCTGTTCAAGAATGGTTTATTGATTTATCTTCTTCCAAAAAAACAATTACATTACTAATGACAATACGTTCAGATTCAGAATTTAGAAGGGCTAAACCAAAAGGTAAATTGGGTTCTTTTGTTGGACTTAAATTACTATACCGTGGCGTAAAGAAAAAATGAAATTCAAAGAATTTTTAACAGAAGCAAAAGAAGGTAAGAACGTTCATCTTGAACACATTGAAGATGAAGTATTGAACCGTGGTGTTAATGGTGCTCGTGATGCCATTAACTTTCTCCGTTCACTCAGAGATATGTTGGCTGGCAATTCAGACTCCAATGTAAATCTAACTACAAAGTGGGATGGAGCTCCTGCCATTTTTGCTGGTACTAATCCGGAGAATGGCAAATTCTTCGTAGGCACAAAATCTGTATTCAATGCAAATGCTAAATTGAATTACACAGATGAGGATATTGATAACAACCACCCAAATCCTGGTCTTAATGAGAAACTGAAAGTTGCATTGAGATATTTACCTAAATTAGGTATCAAAGGAGTTTTACAAGGTGACATGATGTTCACTAAGGGTGATATTAAAAAACAGGTGATTGATGGAACTTCTTATATTACTTTTCAACCTAATACTATCGTTTATGCAGTACCTTCTGGCAGTAAATTGGCTAGTGCCATGCTTGCTGCACAACTTGGGGTTGTTTTCCATACTTCATACACCGGTAAAACAATGGCAGACATGAAGGCTTCATTCAACATTGATATCAATCACTTAACCAACACCAAAGATGTTTGGTTCCGTGATGCATACTTTGTTGATGCTTCTGGTACTGCCACATTCACAGAACAAGAAACAAAACAGATTACTGGTATTTTATCTGACGCTGGTAGATTATTTCAAACAATTAATCCTTTGACATTGAATAGGATTGCAGCCTCTGATGTTATATTGACCTACATTAAGACATTCAATAACACCAAAGTTCGTGCTGGTGAACAAATCAAAGATACCAAATTACACACAGTCCAATTGATTAAATGGATTGAAGATAAATTAAATAAAGAAATTCTTGCTGCTAAGATGGAAAAAACTAAGCAGAAGAAACAACAAGAGAAGAATGAATTGATGAGATTCTTCCGTCAAAATGCAGGTGAATTGAGAAAGATATTTGATTTGCAAAATGATATTGTTGATTCAAAGAATATGATTATTAGTAAGTTGCAACAACTACGTCAGGTCACAGGTTCATTCTTAAAGACTGATGATGGTTTCAAGGTTACAAATCCTGAAGGTTTTGTGGCCGTAGACAGATTAAAAGGTAACGCAGTTAAATTGGTAGATAGAATGGAATTCAGTCTTGCCAACTTTACAGCACAAAAGAATTGGGACAAATAATGGCCGAAATTAAATACGATTTAAATGCAATTATTGCCGAATACGGTGATGATGACTTTGGTTTCTCTGCTGTTGATGAGGAAGAGTTTAACGCTGTCATCGCAGAAAAAGAAGAAACTGTTGAAGAATATAAACAAAGATTGAAACAGGTGGAAAAGATTATTCTTCCTTTCCTAACTAGACTATTACAGACTGCCGACCAGCCAATCATTAAATGGCCTAATCGGAAGCCTGTATTAGAAGCACAGATTCAAAAGATATTAAATTTAACGAGGGGTTGATGAAAGCAGGTAAACTTGTAAAGTTAATTAAAGAATCTAAGAATATCAAACCTGATATTTTACCTAAATCTGGTGCAGGTGCATGGGGTACCGATGAATTAGTAAAGACATATATGAAAGATACACCAGGTCAGGTAATGAAGTTTAAGGATTTTAAGAAGCGAACTAAATAATGTAATAACTGAGGATATATTATGAAAGATTTGATTATTGGATGTTCCACCAATTACAATTGGGACAAAATCAAATATTGGGTTAACTCAATCAATAAATCAGGATTTGAAGGTGATAAAGTCCTGATTTTCATGTCTGTTGACAAAGACACACTTCAAAAAGTA